TACGAATACTTTTTGAATAATCTTGCATACACCACAATCAAATTACGGTCGCAGGACTTGGGGCCATCTGCAAACCCGATAACTTTTGGCGAATCAAAATCCTGACCATAAAATCTCACAACAACCTTATCGCCATTTTCAAAAGCTGCACCATTACAACTCATATATTCAATTTGTACGTCTTCCAACGATTCAGACTCATTAATATCAACATCACCGGAATTCACTATTTTAGATGACGCAATATCTAATGTAACAGAGCATACATCGTCGATTATGTTCTCTATCGTTCCGACCCGATATGTAGGCATCCATTTTTTCCAACCTGGAGACATTGCCATGTTATAAAATGCCTGTTCAGGTGTCATTGCCTTGATATGTTGAAGTTGCCCATCTGTGTCGTTGTCATGTGCTGCGTTGTTACTATAGCCTGGCTTTATCAGCACTTTTTTTATATCAGCGTCTATCTCTATGGTTCCAATTTCGCCGCTCAGTTCCTCCGAGTAATCGACGCATGTGGTCGATATTGTCGGGTCTTCTGGGATTGACTCATAATATTCCTTCCATTTTCTCAATGACTCAAGTGCCAGCTTTAAATTTGGAATTTTATTCTCAGGATCATGATACCATAAAGCATCTATTTGTTCTTCTTTACTTGCGATCCATCGGTTGACTCTGTCCAGTGCTTTAAACGCTGCGTCGTTGTTATAGAGCAGTTTGACGCTATATTTCCCTTCGTCTCCTCCTGATATTATTTCGCCTTTACCCATTATGCGTTTGCCTGCAAAGTTATCGATTTATTATTTGTACCATTATCTATCCGGATATCAGACAGTGCCAAATTTCCTATTTCTGTGGCCACCCCGTTATTCATCCGCCATAAATGCAGTGTTCCGTCTGCCATGTCTGCAATGGCATCAGCCTCAACCAGAGATGGCAGCACCACCGATATATATTTTGTTTCACCGTTTTCTTTCCGCAGCGAAAAAGAACTGATCTTTATTTTACGGTACACCATGATACCGCCAATATCCGCCCGCAATAAAGCATATATCCCATTATTTGGGAATGCCGATCTAACATCTATTCCGCACATCCCGGCGTCCGGATAAATTTCCATTCCTGCGGCATCCGGTGCTAAAAAAACATTGCGCCCCCGCAGGCTGAATTCACCAATAACAGATCCATAAATACTGTAATTATTATGCGTTACGTTCAGCTTGTAATAAGTATAATCGCCTGGGCTGGCCAGGGTATAAACCCTCTGCTCCCCATATCCCCAATAGATTTCATTTGTTCTGGTATCCAACAGTGTCCATGTTACTCCATCATTACTCCCGGAAAACGTCCAGTTTCTGGGGGTTGTATCAAGACTGGTTCCGGCTGATCCAGATGTCAGCGTGTAATTTGTAACGTCGTAATAATATCCATCGAACATCCCGATATACATCTGTAACCAGCATGCTGCTGTGGTTGCTACCCACCTATCTTCTAATGATGCAACCGATCTGTTAAACGCACGCCATGTACTCCATTCGAAATATGGCGGGAAAGTGGATGCCCGTTGGCTGGACCCCGTTATGATCATATCATTTATGGTGTAATTAGGGTCTCCGGGTGGGTAGTCCATTTTGGGGATGATGTCATAATTGCTGCTTTCGTAATAAACTGTCATCCCTTTATCTCCATTGACGTGCCAAACATCGCAGACATCGTATATGTTATCAATTCAACCTCGAATGTGTCTTCTTCATAGGTAACGATATCACCCGGTTTCAGGTATAAATCGACATCCGGTTTTCTGATTGTAAATGATCCATTATTAAAACTGGTGTAGTTAACCCCCACCAACGTCAATTGAGCAGGCACTTCCGGCGGTTCAGTTGTCTGATATCCTGATAGCGTAATCGATTGGTCTCGTGGATTACCGGTAATCGATATCGAAGAAATAGCCGTCGAAAACAAGATTTCCCTCTGTAAGATAATGCCAGCCTTCAAAATCGCCACATAAATCGTAAATGACCCTGTCTGACGGTCTAAAATGTTTTGTATGGCCGCCATTCCTGGAATTGTGACCTCTGAATACGATGGGTCTCCGGCCCGCTGTCTGGATTGAAATGCCGAAATTGGTACAAGAACCGAGTCATATCCATTTGCCGATATCATGCATTCAAATATTTTTCGTGTGCCTGTTTGCGTTGCGATAGTTCCAACAACATCCCGGCAGGCCCCGGCTGCTGCACACATCGCAGAACCAGAGATAGCCGGTAACACGGTTGCCGTTGCCTGGCCATAAATCTCTGTGGCGTCCGCTGTCGGAATTACAATGCAAATATTACATGATGCATCTACTGTGATGTTACCCGACGGGCAATCAACACGACCAAATTGAATCGGTTCCCCTACAATCCCAGCCGACAATGCGCATATGGAAATTGCTGGGTAAATCAGGATTGACAGCCCAATTACTGACGATACGTCTATCCTTCCAGGAACCGACGCAATCGTTACATCTGGAGATACAACCGCAATATCAGTGCAATAAGCATCGAGAGATATCAGTTTCACCACATCCAAAATAATAACCGGGACAATGGTTTCTGATGCAACAACGTCTACAATAGCAGCCGGTGGGGTTATCTCTGTAATTTCTGGCAGCACAACACTGGTTACAACAAATGGATTGCCACGCCATCCGATATCAAGCCCAAAAAAAGAAATACCCGAAGCAGCGAATCCCTCGACAAATGGCGTGCCGAGATAACTGATGTCCAGAGTATTTAAATCGGGTGTTAATGTTCTGGTTTCTGGGGGTTCAAAAAACACGTCTGCGGCAATTGCTATGGCAGACATTTCCCCGGTGGCCTCAAGAATTAACGTGCCTCTGAATCCGATTGTTCCGGCAAACGGAACACCACGAAACGCAGTATTAAGCCCATGAAATGAACCTGCCTGGGGAGGCACCGCAACATCACAGAATGGTTGCCCGCAAAAAGACCAGCCCAACCCATTGAAATCGGAATGTATGGGTAACGTCATGTTTTATGCCTGGTAATAATCAATATCATCGACACATGCATAATATGTGGTGCCTCCGTAGGCTATCACTTCTATTTCTACGACCCCGGCTTCCGTTGGTGTAAATGTGATCGATCTTTGTGTCCATGCATTTTCAGATGATAGATCAGCAGAAACAACATCCGCATCCACACCGGCAATCTGTAATCCTCTGCATCTGATTTTCGCCTGTATTCCAGCGTTATTTCGAATTAACCAGGCTGTGAACGTTACCAGCGCATTTGCATTTACAGCAATCCGTGCAATTGGTAATTGAACAGGATATTTTATGGTGCCACGATTGGCGTGTGTCGGAAACAATTTCCATGCAATTCCTGATGCAGTATGACGGATATCTGTTTGAGACTGGATATAACCACCATCGGTATAAATGTAATTGTTATCCGACGACCCGTCTTGTTTATCTGATGCCAGTCTTGAATTTCCCCACGCAACCTGACCGGCAACTTTTACACTATCTGAGAGGGTACAGTTTCTAAGGAAATTATTGCCTAATGTTGCGTGACTGATGGCGCCAGATGTGTTTCCGGAAGATGTCATCCCAATTATATTAATATCTTTGCTTAGAGTAACAAATTCTAAACCATATGCGTTGCAGTCTTTACTCTCACCGATCTTTAGACTTAGATCATATGTAGCACCACCAAATGACCCATTGGCTGCGCCATTATTGTTTGCTTTGCCGATCACAAGGGTATTTGAGTAACATGCCGCTGTGTTAAACCCATTGGTTAAATTGTTACTGGCATGCCCTATGGCGATTTCATTACCCAGGCAGGTCCCGGACATCGTCAACCCAGCAGTAATATTATTTATCAACCCAACATAATCGGCCTTGCACCTGATACATCCGACCATGGATAGCCCGGCTGCCCCGCATCCGCATATCGTTTGCCCGTAAACCTCGCATTCAATTGAAGCATTCAGCGTAACGCCTGTCAATGCCCGCACCATGCTCAGGCGATTCAGCAGAACATAACTTTTGCTCGTCAAATCGTATCCTCCACCGATTCCTGACCCGATGTCATAAAAAGTTTCCCCATCTTGTGTGTCACTTGATGTATTATATCCCCCCTGAAACTGGATCAAACTTCCGGATGTTCCAGAATCCTGAATGGTGCAATCAGTATTTGATATCGGACGGAAACACTCCCGCTTGTATGTGGTTACTGTCTCTGTTGTGGTGTTTGCCCCTCTGCCTGAGCTGGCAATGGTTGCGGACCCGTTATCGATCAATATGGTAACCCCATTTATGCTCTGTATGGGATACCACGGCTCGGTGCCGGCAGTTGCAAGGGAATTTTTTGAAATGAGACTGGTAAGAGATAGCGAATCAGCAGAACCAACTGCTTTAACGGCATTGATATTATCGATCATCAATATGGGTATGCCAGGGTCAGACACAGCATATAGCGCAATCGACTGGATCGAGGCTCCAAGGGCGGAACCCTTGTTGATTGTGTATGGCCGGAAAATGGCTTTCTGAGCGTCTTCGGTTGCTGGTATTAAAAACTCATCAACAATTGTTACTCCAACTGAATCCGAACACAAACACAATTTAAATACGCCATCTGCATAGGCCAGGCTACTGCGGAACCAGAATGAAACTTGTTGATACGCAGACAGATCGAGCGCAACAGGCAGGGTTCGATATCCTATTATCCCTGTTGCAAAATTTGCAGCGATGGTAAGGGTTACTTCGTTCGCCCCCTCTTTTCGTACTGTTGCTGCGACACTAGCCGTAACGTCTGCGGCCGCGACCCATGTGGAATCGCATGCATCAATAAGCGCCGTGCATGCGGTTGCAAGGGTTACCGTCTTGCTATTGTTTGTCCAGGTCGCATTTCCGATCGATGTTGGATCAGGGCTTTTTGCTATTTTAACGGTATCACCCGGCGCAATTCTGGCTGCTGTCGCTCCGGTCTTGATTGTTTTCCATGCGTTTCCGGCCCCCCATGCTGTTCCGGCGTTTGCATCTGCCCCGAGTATCGGGTCTATATGAAATGTTGTCATGCGTTACACCGCCTTTATGCAATATCCAATTCCGGGGCCTGTACCTGAAACGAGAAACCGTCTGGTGTTGTAAAGTCGGCGCCAAAATCAATGCACATCACCACAGGATCGCCGGATATTGTGTCATCGTAAATAATGGCTGCTCCTGCCGGGCCGATGGATCCGCCGGATGCAGTCCATGTAATATCTGACCAGATGGTGGTTGCCTTATCCGATGTGTCGTTTTCGGTTACGGCAACACCAGCCAGCGTTTTGCTGTCCTGGGTATACCCATAACCTGTACTCAATTGGTCTGCCGTAACATCTGCCAGTAAGGCATGGCTGTCTTTGTCGAATGCAAAGGTCGTGTTCATCAGGATGATTTTAAACGTGTCGTTTGCCATATCAACGGCTTTGGTGGCCAGAAGATATTTAAAGTGATTTGGGATTGTTGTTACTACGGCCATAAGTTCCTCCTCAGTAATCAGTAGTCAGTTGTCAGTAGTCAGTAATCAGTAATCAGTAGTCAGTAGGCAGTTGTCAGTAGTCAGTAGTCTGTTGTCATAACTGATTACTGATTGCTGACAACTGATTACTGATTAACGATTGACTCATAAACCATAAACGATATCGATACAGATTCCCCCTCGATGCTCATTCGCTCGATGTACCCGGTGAAGAAACCTTCCGGGCACGTCATATTGATCAGGCTTTCTGTTTTGAAAAAGTTCCATAGGGCGGCTGATACTGTCTGGCTGACATTGTTTATTTCGAATTCATATGTTCGGTCTGAATCTGAATATCCGCTGTCTGTTATGACCGAGCCTCCGTCCAGCGTTGCCGATCGGCTGAGTCTGCGGGTGTTTTCCCGTTTGGGGATTGATGATACGGACAGTGACAAGCAAACCCCGATCTGTATTGATGCTAATGTTACGATCATGCTACCCCCGTTAGCCCGGCATCCCCAGCAGAAAACTGGCGGATTCTTCGTTTGCCTTGATTTGAACTTTTTGAATTATCTGCCACATGACTTCCTCTAGGGCCGGCTCGAGACCGGTCGAGTCGATCTTGATTTTCATGTCGCTCCATTTGAGCTTGTCTGTTTTGGCTCTCATGTACTCTGTCTGCGATTTTAATAACTCCATCTGCCCGGTTATCAATTCTTTTTGTAGAATCCGCTGCTGCCTGGCAGATTCGAGGGCCTCAGAGTACTGCAACAGGTCCATTTTTCCCCAGTCTTGTCCTAAGATATCGGTCAGGCCCTTTGTTACCGATGATATCGAGTCACCTACAGACTCGAATGCCGCTTTAACCCGTTCCGCATCAGCTTCTGCGGTTGCTATATCCAGCTTTGCTTTCCACTCCATCGCTGCCTGCACGTTGCCGGCATTGGCTTTGATTCTTTCAATCTCCGTATCAATTTCACCCTGGAGTTTTATTTCGAGCATTTTCTCGGTAGGGATTTCTTTTAGCGCATTGTTTACTTTTTCTACTGCCCCTTTTGTTACCGACACATCTACCCATGTGGTGGTGCCATCCGGGTTAACGATTTTTTCTAAACTATTTTTTACATCAACAACTGAATTTTCATCTAAATTTGCATAAATTGTAGCTGGCCCAAGATTTTCAAGCCCAGACATAAAATTATTGATGTAATCTTCATTTTTAATTTTAGATTCTATAGTTAAATCGTAAATAACACTTGATTTACCGATTAAATTTTCGAGTTTATCGTCAAATTGTTTTGAATTTGCGATAAACTCAACAGCGTTTGTCGCTGGAAATGCTTCGATTTTATTCAATAACGCATCAATATTACGGCTGGCATTGTCTTCAATTGATGTTGTTAGTTTAAAATCTGATGGGAATGACAGGATAGCTGTGTCTAACTCATTTAATTTTTGTTTTGTCTCTCCGGTTTCCGCATTGATCGTAAACGTCAAAACTTCTGGAATTCCGGCCAAATCATTCATTTTTCTTGAAACTTCACCGGCCGTTTCTCCAACAGTCTTTAAATCATTACTAAATGCCGGGTTTGGTCCTGGAGTTGTCAACCATTCAGCTAGTTTTTCGATATCAGCGATCGTCTCACGGATTGTGTCAATCCACTGCCCACCCAGAAACTGTTCCAAAGATACAAATTCGATCCCAAGTTCATCGGCTGCCAATTTCATTGAACCGATAGCTGTAACTCCCGCAGCAAGAGGAACAGCAATTGCAGGGCCTCCAATCGCTGAAACAAATTCCGCCACGCTTGAAATAGCTTTTATGAATAAAGAGCCTGATAATATCGCAACAGCAGGAGCCATAGCTTCTAAAGCTATGGTTAACGTATTTACTCCCTGACCCAATCCAAGAATGTTTCCTCTTAGCTCATTGGTTTTGCCATCTGCCTCAAGTGCGCCATTGGCCAATTCCCCTAATTTTTCGATAAACGGGCTAAGACCCTCAAGAATACCCTTACTCACCTGCGACAATGCGGTTACACCGTCCACGACGGTTTGCATGGCTTTTGCCAGATCGTCTGGTTTTGTTAAATCCAGATCACCAAAAAGCTTTTTGAACAGGTCTCCAACCGAACCGCCCAAATCCTGAATAGACGCCAGAAACTCGCTGAAATCGACGTCTTTCATTGCCTCTGGGATTGCTTTTGCAACATCACTCAGATACTTCGAAACGTCTGTGCTGAATATCTCGATTGCCGCATAAATCTCATCAAACGCACCAGCATCCAAACCGACTTTAATGCCTTTGAAAACATCCCCGACGCCTGCTGCAACCTTTGCCCATTCATCCAGCAGCGGCTTTCCCGCTTCAACCAGGGCAAGGGTCATGGTGTTTGTTAGCCGGGTGTTTACATTTTCAAAATCCCCTACCATCTTATCGTAGGCAGCCGCTGTAGAACCAGCAGACGTTTTGATTTCTTCCAGGGCTTTTGCGTACAGGCCGCTTTTGTCTGCCCCCAGCACCATGGCCACTTGCAGTGATGATACATTGCCAAACAATTCTGCTATTTTATCGGAACTGCCTCCGGTTTTATCGTATATCTCATCCATCTTTCCGGAAAACCCGGATGCAGTCAGAGCGCTTGAACCATACGATATACCTAAGGCATCCATGGCCTTTTTGCCTTCTGCCGATGGGTCTACCAGATTGCTGATTGCCTGGCGCAGGTATTCTGCAGACTGGCTGGACGACATTCCGCTGGCTGTCAGCGCGGCCATAGCCGCGGCAACTTCCGAGAGAGAAATCCCCATCGTTGCGGCCAATGGGGCCACCATCGACAGGGATGTCGATAGTTCTGGGATGGTTACGTTCCCAACTTCGACGGTTTTAAAAAAAATGTCGGAGAATTGTTGTGCGGATTCTATCCCCACACCATATGCGCTCATGGTAGTTGTCAAGAGCGTCATCGATTCGGTCATCGTCGATTTGCCGGCCACAGCCAATTGCTCGGCATAAGTCAGCATCTCAATTGAATCTTTGTAGTCGATGTTCGCTTGAAGGGCCTGATAGATTGCGGCTTGAATATCTGCGATCGATTGCGTGGAGTTTGATGCGTAATCGGATATGGATTTTTCGAATGAGGCTATTTCTGTAGGTGTTCCGGATAGCAGTGTAGAGATAAGGCTCATTCCGGATTCAAATTTGCCGGCGGCGCTTACCGCTGCCACCATGCCACCGGCTGCAAGGGCAGCCAGCATGATATCCATTTTTTCTATCGAGGTGGCAATGCCGGCAAGGGGTGCAGTCGCAGACCCGATGGCCCCCCCTAGAGAGGTAAACCCGGATTCGATGGTCGTCATGGTCGATGAGATATCATCAACACCTTTAAACAAAATACTGACTGTTTTTTCGAGATCCGCCATGAAAACCTTTTTACTTCATTTTTTTATGGGCATAATACATTGCCCATAATTCTCGTTCGGTGTCGCTCAGCCCCTGATAGTGGAAAATGTCTGGCCGAACCTCATATAACAGCTTCCCTCTGAGATCACAGAGCATCAGGTCGAGCTGGACGTCTGCTCGCTCCCAGAGGGCATCGGCTTTCCCGGCACATGGCCCTGGCCAGTCAGTTTGAAAATCTCTTCTGAAATGATGCGAAATTCTATGGGAAATGCCTGATTCAGTAAAACCGCTCGCTCCACCGGGCAATCCGGATCTACGCTGCCGGCAATCATGTACTCTATTCTTCGGGCCACGTCCTGAGGAACATCGTCGGATAGGCTAACCAGGCCCTGGATGGCTTCCGCCGTTTCACTGCCATTATTGGCAATCAACGCCCGAACGATGTCTGAAATGCTTTTTCGGTTTCGTTCGGCCAGCTCGTTGCACCGTCCGAGTTCGTTGCCTGTCAAGCCCCGCACTTTCCATATCGAAGGCCCGTCAAACCAATCGGCCAGCCCAGGAACACTAACATCTGTGGTTCTGGGCTGAAATTTTGCCTTGTGAAATTCTTTTGATTTAAAACCCATCTCAATCCTTTCAAGAAGGGAACGGAAAATTCCATATCCCCTCTTCCTGATCTCAAACCGTTAACTTGACACCCGACTACCCTCAGACCCCGCCCCGATCGTACAGTCGGCCATGATACTAGCACCGGCGGGATACTGCTCAACAATACCCAGATATCCCTGAGTGAGTACATATGGAAGCTTGAGCCGGTCTGGAAAAAACTTGAACCAAATGTTCTTCCCTTCCTTTTGTAAAATAGCATCCGTAACCCCATCGTTCAGATACGTTTTGAAGCCGCCCTGACCTAGTGATGAGGATACAACGCCCACCGTACCCCCATAATACTGTGTTGACGAAACTGACATGCTGTTGGCTGCACGTTTAAAATCACTGGATTTTGGAATTTGAGCGAAATCAGGGGTATAGTACTGAGCATATACAGCCTTGGTCACGCCGCCCGTATGGTTCGCCATCAAGGCGGAATTAAACGTAATCCCGGCCACACCCATAATGCTGGAAGAAATGCGGGCAAACTCCGTTTCGTATGTGGGGAACAACGCCATCTCCCGATGAGAGTTTGGAATGGCCTTGATCTCCGTGGACAGTACCGCTGCGGAAGTAATCGAAGTAAATCGAACCTGCGCAATTTCCACAGCCCCAACCGGGATCAACGGTGGCCCTCCGGTGGCGCCCCGAGTCTCAGAGATAGCTGTCCCGTCCGTTCCCTCAACAACATCTACGACCCCCGCATCCGTGATTACAATGGAATTGATCCGACAAACATCCGTGGTGAGCCCCCTAGAACACACAACGTCCGTATCCGCATTAATCGTTGCAACCACCCCATTCAGATTCAGTGTCCCCGCCAGTACATCCACTAGGTCATTCGTTCCGCTCGCCGCCGGAATCACAGACAAGCCTGTCAACACGCCGTTGGGTTTGATGTCCGGAGAATATCCGGACTCGTCAGACCATAAATCGTCTGCTGAGTTAAAAATTTTGTGGTCGCCCGAATCCGTCAGTGCGACCATCGCTACCATTGATTGTCCGGCCTCATAATATAGGGCCGCATTTTCTGCACTTGGCATTGCGAATTACTCCTTGATTGGAATAGATTGGAAAATCATGAATATGGATCATTAATTTGAGTGAAATATGACACATAGAACACCGCATACGCTGATATCGTATTGCTTTTGCTGTCCGGGTAGTCGTCGGTTCCACCGCCATAATATTGGATATTATCGATGAGCGTTGACAGGTCTGGACTCATGAACGCTTGTCGCAGGTCGCCGAGCATCCTCTCTGCGACGACTGATGGATTTTCTGCACCGAATTCAGCGATAGCTTCAATCCGAATCTGGAACTGACACAGATATTCGCCGCCACCTACCATGTTCGGCTGACCGTCTGGCTGTGGGAAAATAGAGCACGCTGGAAGCAATGAAGGATCGACGTCTTTTATGGCTCGCAACACATGCGCCCCGATGTCGGTAACATATCCAGCATCCGTAAGTATCTCAGCGGCCCGAGCCATGAACGACAGTATTATTTCTTCGCGTATTGTTTCAGGCATTTGTCTTATCTCGCAAACTCTTCGAGCGCTATATCGATTTCAGATTTCAGACCAGCGATCACAATGTCTGCACCTTTGGCCAATACTTTGCTCATAAATCTATCGTTTCCTTGGATGTCCTGAATTCGTAAGGTTGTCATGCGTTGAATCGGAAACCGAAGCTCATGCGGCAGCTTCCAGTAATTCAAATCCTGGTCCCATATTAATCCGATTCTGTCTTCACGCTCCCATAAATGCATCCCGGACCCGCCTTTGCCGGGGGCTATGAATCCATGATGGAAAACATGTGTTGCGCCAGCTCGGTAGATTTTGACGTTGATTGGTTTCGGGTTATACCAACTGTACCCTGTTTTGTTCGTCACAAATTGGTACAGGCCGATCGGCTTCCCGCTTGATCGTAACGCGATCTTGAACGCATCCAGATTATCCCCAGATACTTCCACCGTGATGTCTTCGGTGATTCTGGTTTTTGTGAGATTCATAACTTCGTAAGTGTTGTCAACAACAAGCGCTTTCACTTTGGTCATGGACTTCTGGATGTTACCGATTGCTCGCTTTGGGAAGTCCATCCGCATACTACGAAGCAGGTCCCGCACCGTTTTATATGATGCCTCGTCGATTTGGATTGAGCCGGTGCTCATGACACCACGACCTTCACGGAATATCCGTTATTTGATTCGAGCGACCGAACGACATGAACCTGTCCGTCGATAGTAAACGATTCCCCGACAACGACTTCACGGGGAATATCAGCAAGGGAATACTCGATGGTATTCCCGAGTTCCCAAGTCTGGAACCCACCCGATGGCTGTATCTGGGTGGATCGCAAGAAATGCACGCTAACCACCGATACGTTTGAGATGGTTCCAATAGGGGTGAATATTGCATCAACACCACCTAATGACTCTGTTACATGGCCGAATAATCGGTATATTTCCTCGCTGAATGACATTGGCATCACATCCTACTGAACGAGCTTAACCAGCACACCAGGACGGAAGCACATCGGCAGCGGGTTAGACTGCATGTGCAAGTCAATTCCTTGGTTGAATTTACGGGCTTCCTGTTTGGCGTACAACGGGATCCCGATAGTATTGACGGTTTCGATGAAATCGGCCGGTGCATAAATGGTTTTGAATGTATCCATCGTACCCTGTGGGAAGCAGTGCCCCTCACCATCGGCAATAAACTTTCTGGCGTTTCCGGATGCATCCGTAGCCGTGCCTCGATACTCTTCAAAGATGATCCCGCCATACGAAAACCCCTTCCGGATATCCCCGCCGGTCTTTTGCTCAGCCAGAATGGTGCCTTCGAAAGTCGCTTTCACAGTGGCATGCCCGGTCAGCGCATCGAAAAAGTCCGCCGATACCAGTGCTCTGGGCTGGGTCATCACTTCACCTTTAAGGTTATCCTCGATCAGCCGCAGCACTTCAATGCACTTGGCACGCACGTCAGTTGTCGTGGTCGATAGCTCAAAATCAACGTAATTTTGAGCAATCCCGAATTCAGTGAAAAGGTTGTACAGCAACGAACCGTCGGCATCCAGGATGATCCCCTTCAATGCCCCCATTCTCAGATGTTCCAGGGTGATCGCATACTTATTCTTTGCCGATTGCATGTGGTTGTTGACCACACTGGCCAACGTCTTAACCTGGTTTTCAGTTCCGAATTCTCGAACGCCCTCAAACTCTGATGCCAGTACGACATCGTTCAAGGGGATATGCGGAACGTTGAACGCACGAACCTTTCTCTTCCCCATGCGGTTTTGTTGCGGTGGTGCGCCGATTGGCTGAGTAGCCAACAGATTAAGCACCCCATTCATTTCCTCTACCATGGCGGTTCTGGTGGTGATCCCCTTGTCGGGAAAAATCCCGAGTTCACGAACGCGTCCGTAGTTGTTCGGTAAGATGTTGATTGAATTGGTGAGCGATACGAAATTAAAAGCGTCTGTTTCAAACGGATTCAAAATAGGCATGGTCTTGTTCCTTTACTCAAAATAGAGGTGTTAAACGTCGGTTCTGGTCACAACGCCCTTGTCTGCAAGTTGTGCCAGCGCGGCGGCTTTCTGGCCGGATGTAGCACCCGTCGGCCATGACAGATAATCAGATGCTATCTGGGCATCTCTGACAATGGCGACCGACTGAGCATCAGGATAATAGGCCGCAGTGTTGGCCCCAATCGTACAAATGTTGTCCTGTGCTTCGGCGTTCAGGTTTTCAGACTCGAACGTTCCGACCTGGTTATCGAGGATGAGTACACCGGCCGCAGTTCCTGCCGCCCACGTTCCAGATGTTAGCGTTTTCGATACGACCTGCGCGGTTGCCCCGCTGGTTGCGCCCGTGACGGTAGTCCCGACCTGTAATTCCTCTACGCCGCCGGATGTATATGCAATGTATCTTTTGGTGGTGTCGGTCGTATCTGTACCATTGACCAGTACGCCGAAAGCATCAGCCGCACCGTCAATACCGGAAAAATTGATCTCTTTTACTTTCCCGGAACCAGCGGGAACAGTAATCGTGAAAGAATCACCGACCACGGCATCCCCACCGGCATCGTTCAACGTGAAATTAATTTGGTTGCTGGTATAGGCGACACCGACATTTGCGCTCGGGAGAGCCATGCCATCCGGATCACTGACCGTATAAACACCGCCCGATGCGACAGCCGTGACACACCTGAGCGTATAAACGCCTGGCTTAACCTTCACACCACCTGTCACGCTGGTACATGTGTTTGCGCCCGAGTTGGTTCCGGCCGTTCCGGTAGTAGGCACGGTGCCGGCGGTAATCTTTCCGAGTACGGAACCCATTGCCAGCGCCTGGCCGGACAATACGGTTACTTGATCTCTGGATTGATTGTTTTCCATTTCATACTTCAAGAGGTCGTTTAAATAATTTTGTTCCGTCAATACATTCATGTCTGTTTCTCCTTAAAAAAAATGGTTGGGATGATTATTTCCCGGATCGCTTTTTGGCGTCCTCCAGAAGCGGGTTTTCGTTGGCGCTCAATGGCCCGACCGTGGATATTACCGTCTGTTGTTCGGATGCCTTTGCTCTGGCATCGAGGATGGCTTGCTTTACGGCTTCAAATGTCAGCCCGTCGCGAATCATGGCCCCCGCCAATTCCGGCATCCCAGCAATTGCGCATGTCTCTACGATATCACCGGCGAGGCTTGACGACTGAGCGTCACCAGCCTTTTTAGACTCTACCTGCGCCAGGCGGACAGCCTCTTCTTTTTTAGCGTCTTCCTGCGCCAGGCGAGCTTCGATCCCGGATACTATCGTTTTTACTTCCGCCATGCTTCCTGCGATAGCCTGCGTCACGATATCTCTTATCTCGTTTACGTTCATTCTGATTGTTCCTTTCATTGATGTAATTTTTGTCAAAACATCAGTAACCGGCATCACACCATCTGCCAAACCTGCGGCCACGGCATCTTTGCCCATATATATCCCAGCTTGTGTCGCGATAACGTTCGCCTGCGACATGCCCCTGTTACGGGCGACAAGCCCAGTAAACATCTCGTAAATTTTATCGACGTGGTCTTTGAGTATTTTTTCTGCGTCTGTCTTCAGCGGTTCGTGCGGGTTAAAATCATTCTTGCGATCACCTGCAAAGATGGGCGTGAATTTTATTCCAAGATTTTTATCATAACCGCTTTGGTCTGAATGTATTGCGATCACGCCTATCGATCCGACATTGGCGGTGGAAGACAGGTAGATTTCATCAGCGGCTGATGCAATCATGTAGGCAGCGGAAAAAGCCGATTCAGATGCTACAGCAACAATGGGCTTTGTTCCCCTCGCCCCATAAATTTCTTCCGCCAGATCGAACAGCCCGGCTACTTCCCCGCCAGGTGAATCGATCATCAGCAAAATGGACGTCACATCTATCGATTCCAACGCCTCGCGAAACTGTTTCCGAACATCTGAATATGATGTCGATTCGTCCCACCAATCATCGCCACGATGTGTCAATCCACCAAAAATTTCTATGATAGCCGTTCCGCAATCAATTCGAAGCCCATCCGCTTTTTTCTCAGACAACATGCCCCCGATAAAAGCTGAAGGATTGCGCGTCTGCCTTTGCGGGAAAACACCCGAAGCTTTCGCCTCGATTATCGCGGCAACTGCCTGCGGCGCAACCATCAACGCCGTATTAAACAGTCTGGTTGGTATTTCCGGCATTATTCCCCCCTGTGTTTCCTGTATTCCCCTTCGCTGGGAAACGTCCGTCTGAATCGAAGACGAGCCCGGCGGCATCCGCCCGCTCATTATCCGCCTGAATTTCATCTTCAAGGGATTCGACATCAAGCCCCCGCTCAGCAACTTCCTGTGTCCTTGACGAGAATCCGGCCCGAACCAGCCCGGAAGACGCCTTTAAATCTTTCAGCGGATCCACCCATGGCCATCCGTCAATCGTCCACTTGATTCTCATGTACGACTTCGGGTCTTTGGCATATCCGGGTAAGAACATGGCATTCGATAACGCCACCTGAGAAAGCCAATATCTGGCAATCGGACGGCATACCTGGAAGGCCATTACGTTGAAAATAAACTGCTTGCACTGCCGCTGGAATTCGAGATTTCCAGCCCGGATTGACGAGTAGTTTACACCGGACAAATCACCTGTAAACTTTTCATAAGTCAGACCGCCGATCCCTCGGGCCGCCCGCTGTTCCTGATGCTTCACAAAGGCGCCGTAATTTCCGCCCACGTCGGCCGGTGCAGAAAATTCAACGTTATACCCCGGCGGAAGGGCGGGGAATGTTCCGGGTTCCATGTTTATCACTGGACTACCCGAGGCGTCATCGCCCATGATCTGACCGAAAGGGGATGGCATGTCGGCATCTTCTGGCGGCTGGGTAATGAACCCGCCGAACATGGCCGCCGTCTTCTTGCGCACCAGCTCGGCATCGTTGAACTGATTCAACTCGTGCATGGTCAATATCAGAGACGACAACCAAGGACGACCCCTTTGCTGACCAGGGCGAAGCGGCTGGAATGCGTGCAATATCTCAGCGGCTGGTATCCTGATGCGTTCAAACTGGTTCGGAACTGTAAGGAATGCTTCCCCAGGGTGTTCCTGGAACATCCAATATGCGCTACGTTTTCCGAACCTATCAAATTCAATCCCCATCCGGATTTCATTTCCGTTCGGGGCGATCGTGTTGTAAGTTTCATCAAGATGATCAGATTCGAGAATTTGTATTTGCAGCGGGACAGTCAGATTGCTGGTGGATCGCCTCGGTGCATATCGGATAAACACTTCCCCCGATTCGATGATCGAGCGTGCGATGAGCGATTGAAGGCCGTAAAAGTCAAGCAGCCCATCGGCATCGGCTTCCTGTGTCCAGTCTGCCCACAATTGCTGTAATGCTTTTTTGAGTTTGGAATTCTGAAGCTGCCAACGAGGGGATATCCCCATACCAACGATGTTCGATACCAGGCAATCGAGCGCGCCGCTTATCTGCGGGTCGTTTCGGGCCAGGTCTCGGGAGCGGGATCGCAAGTTTCCGAGAGAAGAGAATAGCGTGTTATTTGGCCCGGCCGTCGATGATCCCCAGGAAGAAAGCCTGCGGCCCGTGCCTGCCCCTTCGTAATGGCTGAATACCGCTATCTTGCGGCCTTGTGCGTCTAATATTTTAAGGAATGCCATGTTCTCCCCGTCAGACGCCCTTGCTCGTTGAAATTCGGAAATGCCGGGGCCTCCCGGCGGATGCGTTGATATCTGATAATATCTCTGCCCTGATCGCCCGAAGTTGCGGCAGGCTGGATTGACCGTATTCAATCATTTCATCGCCCTTGCTGATCTTCACGACCCGGTCGCCTGACATCAATTTCGTGATCGCTGTTTGTATCGCTGTTAAGTCGTCTGCGGTGTATGCCATCAATCACCACCTTTGAATTCAAAAGACTTTTGCTTATGGCATTTGTTCATCCATTGAGACAGCCCGACTTGATACGCAGTAAAAATGGCCGTAGCGTCTCGATATGGTATTCCCTCTTTATCTTTTTTTGCAGCAGCCATTTCAAGGTTGCACGATTTACAAATAAGCCACCCTTGATCATATCTGTTCTTTGTTTTTTCCCAGAAATGATCCATGTCGCTGTTATTGATTCTTTCTTTGAAAGCATTCAGGATTTGGACTTCACCACACAGCGGACATTTACCGTTGTATCTTTTAAATACGAATTCGATGTGACGTCTCGTATCTGGTTGTGAAAACAACCTTCGTTTGTCAGATAATTTTGTCAATTTTTCTTCGAATGTATTTACCTTATCAATCACGTCGTCCATTTTTTTTTCAACATTTACGATCTTGCCTTTAAACTGAATCACCTCATGTTTCATTTCGTGATGTTCTATTTTGGTCTGGATGCTTTGGTCTTTCAGTTCTTCGAGCATGTTGGTGAGTTTTACAGATAGCCCTATCAGAATATCGTTTCCGCTTATGACCATCTTTTCTTTTTTGAGCCTGTCGAATTCCTTGAAATAGCATGATCGAATCAGGGCAATGTCGGTGTCACGCTGGTCGTTGAATCTCGCGACCAGGGCGAAAAAGCCGGTCTCGGTCATTTCGAAACAAGTCTGTTCTTTGTTTTGGGAATTGATGTAAGAGGACGGCTTAAAAGTAAGCAGTCCAACAAGTCGATTTTCTTGATCAATTTGCCTAATGCGTTCAAGAACGTTCTTATGTTCTTTCCCGAACACCTCAGCCACCGAAAGGCTGTCCGTCCAAAGCTCGCCATCTCGATCAAATACTTTGATTCGAGACATGATTCCATTGATTTGTTGTTCCGGCGTTTTAGATACTGCGATTTCGTTTTTCATGTTCAATATCTTGATTCGAAATATTGATTTTGTAAAGGGACACAGGTTACGCAGGTTACACAGGTTACACAGGTTAGAATTTATTTCATTGGCTATGCTTTTTTTATGCTTTTTTATTGAAATAGTGCTTGACATTATCAAAAAGATGGGGTATAAAGAAATCAACAAATGGCGACATGGATGTTGCCATGGCGGGCCGCTGACCGGAAGGGCACCGGCTCAGGAACACAAAGCGGGGAACCTGCGGGGATTTGATATCTGGTAGCGATACAGATATCCACCCAAGAACTTGAGACCGCTTCAAGGCCGTTCGATTCGGCCAGCCCGCCACATCATTAAAATTGAACCAACAAGGGAAAATACAATGATGATTTACGATATAATTTATGACGATTCAAAATCGATGGACATGGGAATTTGCAATACATCCGGGATCAAAAATGCAGTTTGTATCTGTACTAATTGGGATAAAGCGAAGATATTCTTTGACCGGTATGGCAAAGAATGGAGTACAAGTGAAATCATCCCGAGGAAAAGAATCAGAAAACAATCTTTGAGGCTCGCTCTTGAGCATGGGTTTACAATCGATGAATAAAAAACCAGAAACCCGAGGTGGGGCCCGCCCAGGCGCCGGAGCCCCCAAAAAAGACCCGCTCGACAAGCTGGTCAAAACCAGCATTCAACTTCCGTTTTGGATGTTGGAACAGATAGACCAGATCGCTGGGCCGAAACGACGGTCGAAAGTGATCTTCGAAATCCTCAGCAAGCATTTCTTTAAAATCCAATTCTGACCATAAAAAAAGCCGCTGGTTTCTTCAATCGAGAAACCAGCGGCTTAATAAATATTTGGTCGTCATGCAGTGCTTCGATTTGGATTATTAAACACAATTTTCCCACCATCTTTCTTAATCAACTCAAGTCGATCTGACTCTAACAAGTCCGCATAAAGCCTAAAAATATCCCCTTGTGATGCCGATGTTAACGCATCGTTGAAAAAAGACAAAATCGTTTCAATGATGCTTTCCCTAAAAGATACCGTTCTCGTATATGCTGATGTGGAAATTGACTTTGTTAGCATGTCGCCATTTCCAAAATTGATATATTCAGCCCCTATTCCGAAGCTTCCAGAAACCAACTTGATGAAATTCTTACTGAGCGGATCACGCCCAGATAAAAACCTTGATACCATACCACGGGAAATATTTGTTTTTTCTGCAACATCCTTCACCCTTCCTCTGTTTGGCAATCCTAAAACATCAAAAGCTTTTTGAAGCCTGGTTAATTTTTCATTACACGTAGATTGACGCAATTCCCCTTCAACAGATATTGTTTCTTGCGCTCTTTTGTCATCAGGCATCAAAACACCTTCCCATGCTTCCTCGGCCTCGACCGATTATATTTAATCTTGTCGATCATCGCCCCGGCGACATCCCACCCCCTGGCCCCGGCAAAATCCATGATCCGGATCACGGCATCCGCCAGCTCTACTTCAGCGTTCATCCGATCATGGATGTGCTTGTCTATTACCGGATAGAGGCTGCGGCAGGCTTCGAGGCATTCCGACAATTCAGAATGAATGAGGGCAATGATTTCACCGTCCGCCCGAGCTACATCCCACCATCCTTTCGAAATGGCTATCCTGTGAACTTCTGCCTGCATCTCGTCCCATGCAGCAAGGAACCGTTCTTTGTCGATTGTCTGATCTTCGTCCATATCCATATTGCTAACATATCTCGTTTGGCTTTCCATGTTGTGTCCTATTTTCCTGTTAAAATTGATTGATACCTTCAACTCTCTTTATTAAGAACCCGGTTCCTCAAAATATACTTCATTACTGACTCACGCGAAACCCGGATTCCTCGTGTACCGATGCGAATTGCTTCCAGCTTCCCATCGTGTATCATTCTATAGACATGCTTTTCCGTGCAGCATAATTCAAGAGCGGCACGCCGAATGAACATAAATTCCCCTGAAGATGCCATTTAGCCTCGCGTCTATCTCGTCATAAAACTGCTTTTTACTACGATTGCCTGCTTTTTGGGCTGATATGGCGCATCAGGCGACTCACTCTTTATCCACGCCAATCCGGACCGTATTGCTGCGGCATAAGCATAGACTTCACAGTCAAGAGCCTCATTTCTTTCACGTGTTTTCACCCATTCCATTATCGGGAACCCATCTCTCATGCGAGTTTCTATCTTTTCTGCCGTAACCTGCAAGAAATACTCTTCTGACGTGCCTATATACCAATGGTAACAGCCCGGCCCGTGGGTAGTCCTGCCGTGAAACCTGCTATAAATAGTCGATTTTGCTGTGTCGGTGCCGATAGGCCATAATTTTATCCCGTTTTTTATTATCTTGCCCCGCCAGTTAACATCTTGACCTGTGGGCCGGCCGATTATCGGCTTATTCTTTGCTTTTTCGCCTTTCAGCGGGAACACTCTCGGGCCTCTTGTCCGACAATAGTTGTAAACTTCCTGCGTTCTATATCCAGAATCAATTCCAACGCCTACAATAGGGATTTGCCTACCATCAGCGCTTAAAAACTGCTTTGATATCATGTCATCCAACTGATCGAATGGATCAACAAAAAATTCACCATGCCATATCATCCAGCTTTCTTCTTCAACGCCCCACGCCCTGAGTACGACTGCTATTCGGTCTTCCTGGACGTCAACGCCTACAGTCATAAACTGCCCGCCGGAAGGGACTGTCATCGGATTATAGGGCTCACACCTGCCCTGCAACAAAGACCATGCAGGCTGTGATCCTGGCTCGTCAAACGTCTCACCCAAACGAGTGTTCACCCATACTTTCAGGGCAAGGCGGTCTTTCCTGGCGGCCATAAACTCATCAGCGATCTGATGCCATGTCACGAATCCAAGCGGGGACATCAAACCGCTGATGTGATACCCGCGCTTTGTACGACCTGGAAATTTTGGTATCCACACCCCGTTTTCCAACATGCTGGTCTTGTGGTGCTCATCTATTCGCTTATGGCAGCTCTCACACTCATACCATACATCTGTGATTTCACCTGAAGACAAAGACGCGAATCTAAGCCCATAATTCACATCTTTTCCGCCCCACACCATCACCTGCTTATGGTCACAGAAAGGGCAGGGTACATGGTAATATCTCTGGTCGCTTTTTAAAAACTCAGCCTCAATCAAAGATGCGCCTTTGTTTGTTGGCGTGCTGATTTTTAGTATCTTTTTCCGGCTCGAATAGGTGTCTGTTCGCTTCTCGGCGAGGTTAATCGGGTTTCCCTCACCGCCAATATCAAGCTCAAACCCGTCTATGTCGTCAAGGATCAGATATCGTATTGATTTATTCCGGTACGATGCGCCAGAGTTGCTTCCAGCCATATAGAGTGCGCCACCCAAAAACTTCTTAGAAAGCATCGTATTCCCGCCGGCCCTGCTTTTTTGAGGGCTTACTTTAGCCAAGAGAGATGGCGTTTTCTCTATCATCGGCGCGATTCGGTTTTTTGAGTGATCTTCCATGAGATCGACAGTCGGCATCATGTAAAGGGTCGGCCCCGGTGCACAGTCTATGATATACCCAATGAAGTTATTCGCGGCCTCTGATCCACCTATCTGTGTCGGCTTTATGAGCGTTATGTCGGTAACTGGATTGTTGGCAGACAGGCAATCCATAATTTCCTTCAAATACGGCGTTCTACTTGTGCGATATCTGCCAGCCTCACGCGATGCGCCAGCGGTAAGCATTCGCCGTTCATCCGCCCATTGCCACACGGTCATGTCAGCGTCTGGCGACAGACCATCAAAAAAAGCAGTTTTGTAAATTTGTGCCTCAAGTTGAGCCATTGTTCACTAATTCCTTTAGTGCTTCTCTTATTTCCCTCGTCAATATCTCTCTGACCTTTATCTCATCACGTTCTGAAGATAGGATTGCAGATACACGATCCGGGATATTAAGCATCGAGTCCCTGACTTGCCTTGCGGCGTCAAATGCGCATTCTCTCACCTTCTCTGAATTTATTAGTTTCCCTGATTTTTCAGCAAGATCAAGCTCTTTTATTTTTGTGATAGCCGTCTCTTTTCGAATTTGAGTTTTGATAAGTCTATCCCGATCTGTGAGCCCATCGCTGGCCTTACCTCGGCACGCCATCACCTGACTATCATGCTTAGGCGACAGATATTTCCTGATACACTCTTCAGCCTTGTCCTTGTCAAGCTTGTATGGCATTCGGTTTTTTTCTGGACGCTCGACGATAGCATCATCCAGAATTCCTTGACCGATCATAGCCCTGACACGCGCAGAGGATACCCCGATTTGCTCAGCGAATTCCTTCAATTTTATGATATTAATTGCCATGGTTTTCCTATAAAACATTGAAATAGTTGGAAAATGCTCTTTGTCTGGGAAAATGTCGGGCTTAGGCTATCCGCATACTTTTAGCCTATGGGAAGGACCCATTTTTTTTCATCGTCTATGGGGGCAGCCATGCCCAGGAACATACCATGAATCGAAGCACAATGACCGCCATGATGTTTTTATTGCATGACACGTTAAATCCTATACACCGAAAAACTGATACGATTAAAACGCATTACAGACCGATTAAAACACATTTCAAGATTTTTGGTCTATTTTATCAAAACGAGACCCATTCTGCTGATCTCTTCCATCGTGTACGACGGCAAGCTTTCGTTGACATCAACGATCCAGTTCCGACACTTGGGACATCGTGAAACATACGTGTACGGAATTCCGCCAACACTTTTAGAAAACATAAACCCAGTGCTGTTACAATAGCCACATTTGGATTTTTGGGATTCCATCTGCTGATGAATACAGTCCCGATTTGCATTCATCCACGCCGACCAGCCATTTGCGAATGCGTTTGCCATGTTCCTGGGCAGACCGTTCAAGTTGGTGATTTCTGAGACAATCGCCTCAAACGGCCTGCCTGATGGAATATGCTTCACTTTCTCAAACCATAACCCAATCGTTCCGTCATTCGGGGCTTTCTGTCTGAAAAAAGCGTAAATCTCACAAACAGCGCTTTGAAACTCGATCCTTGTCACTTTCCGATCCCCCCGGCCAGAAGCCGCAGCCGATTTGTCTGGCCGCATTCGATTGTAAGCTGTTTATTTCGCCCCCGGTGTGCCCGGTATGCGTCAACGAATTCCTTGGCAAACCACTTGTGCTCGGTTTCGGTCATCGAGCAGACAGATTTCCACGACCACCTTGATGCCATCAAGTCAGCCGTAACGGGATCGCCAAAGACGGGGGTGTTGTAGTATCCGAGTTCCCTTACCTGGCGCATGATCTCAGTCACCTGACCCATGGCTATGTCTTCAGGCTTTGTTTCCCCGCCGGTGATCAGGGTGATGATTTCCACGGGCTTTGGAAAAAACTTGAATTTCGTAATCGATTCCCACAATGCTTTTTCGACCTGGCTGATGTCGAAACCTTCCAGTGATCTGAAATACGCCTTGGTGACGATTGGCGAGGATTGCTTTTCGAAAACTTCGCACAAAGAGCCAAATGCGTTCATGAAGCGTTCGTTGTCTTTTGTCGGGTTCATCTCGCACCTTCCTCGATCAGTTCACGCATGCCCTGCGATATTGCAGCGACATTATGCTCGTATGTTTTCGATTGCCCTATCATCAGCCCAGGGGTACGGTTGACAGTACCGCCGCGGTTCTGTTCGTTCATAAGCCATGTGTTGATGTGCCTTAAAATTCCCTTTTCGTATTTTCTTCTCGTCGGATTCGCCATGTTCCATTGCCGAATATTTCTGATTTCCTGCAAGACGTTTACCGCAGGGTAGTCAGCAGACCAATCATCGATCATCCTCTGAGTCACGTTGAATACTTTTTCCGGGCATCCCTTTTTCGACATCAAGGGGATAACCAAAACCGGGGGGGTGGCCGGTGGCTCGGAACCGGGTTTTTTCGGTTCTGAGCTAATAGCTTTACTTCCTTCTTCCTCTTCCCCTTCCTTTTCCCCTTCCCCTTCCCCTTCCCCTTGTGCAAGATCGTGACGCGTGGTTGACGCGTGGGGCACGCGTGATTCACGCGTAACGCACACGTCATTATTTGCTATTTTATCAGAAGCTTGTAAGTTTTGTATGTTTTGAATAGTCGTGCCTTCGGGGGGGGCAGGCAAAATACTGGCAGCCTCCCGGTTGTTGATCACTTGATGGTTTTTGAACGTTGGAATCCACCCGTAAGCTTTCCCTGCGATTTCGTAACGCACGAGAAAGCCACGCGTGGTCAACGCGTGAAGCACGCGTGAAAAGTCAACATTATCATAAGGCAAAATATCTAATTTCAGCACTTCTGGCCGCCACCGAAACCGGCCTTCACGGTCAGCGACCAGCCACAGTCCTACATAAGCGACTCGCAGTGGTAACCCTAGTTCGGTTTCAGCCTGGTATATTTCATGGTGCCGAAAAAAGTCAGGCTTAATAGTCCTTATGCGAGACATCACACCCCCTATTTGTGAAAATTGTTATTCGTATGCCACTCGTGGCTGACTCGTGGCTGACTCGTAGTTGACGCGTGGCTGACTCGTAGTTGACGCGTAGTTGACGCGTGAGGCACGCGTCAACTATTTATAATTAAACATTTTATCAAAAAATTCGGGCCCGCTTCATTTCTTAGAAAGATCGGCAGTGCAGTAATTGCCGACACCCACCTTTCGATGAAGTTTTGTTTGCCGCGCTTGGCCCGAATAGCGCCCGAGGTGGTGGGTCGATAGAACAGCAAAAGCATTCATTCGAAAATCAACGGTATGTGCATACTGTGATATATCTCAATCATAATTCGCTCGATGTCGATACGCTGTTCCTGATCTTCGTGAGCCCGGAACCCGTCATCGATGCAAAAATTGTTGTTTTTAATTGTCCGGAAGATGCTAATTTGTATGCGTCTTCGATCATAATGACGCGACTGATTCAGCACAGATTTTATATGGGTTATAAACAACAATATTGCTGTTCCTTTTTTTGCAGTCCGGACAAAAAAATCTCGGGGTGCCGGTTCCGATATAATTAATGTAGGCATTGTATGTCTTCTGACATCCGGGGCATTTCGCTAAAACGCTGCCCATCTTATCTTTTTTGTAGAGTCTCTGATCGGCAATAATTTTTCGATGATACTTTGATCGGCATTTAGGCGAACAAAATTTCTGACACCCTTTGTATTGTATTCGCTCAAACGATTCACCACAAAACGAACATGTCCTTGTTTTTTCCTTGGGCAGTTGAATTCCTTGTTTTTTGTACCAAAGCGCAGTCGCACATTTTTGACAGCACGCATTATGAAGAGACGACCTTTTTTCATATTCATTGCCACAGTTTGCACATTTAAAGATTCGGTATTTCATAAATCACCTCTGTACTCTCGTTGGTTACCACAGCACGTTAGGCGGCTGTATCCAAATCATCCCAAGTTCACACAAGACAATCGGGTGATTGTCTTGTTGGATGTATCCATCAGTAACGGCACCGGTAGTTGCGATCAGCACCGTCAGGCAAATAAGCAACGATCTACACAGCCTGGTAAAAGAATAGCCTCGGCCTGCCATGTTCCCCCTACACCAACGCTGTTTGATTCGAAAGAATGTCCACCAGCCAGTATTTATCGACCTTCCGTAGGTCTATTTCCCCAATGTAGTCGATCACATATTGCCGAATATTCCATGGCTGAATGTAGTAGGCATCCCCACCCTGTTGTTCAGTGCGATCGGTACCTCGTCGATCTGCCTTGATTTTTCCCAACTTGATCAGTCTGGTAACTCCTTTTTCGTCAATCCCCAGGCATTCGGATAATTTGTACGCTGAATATCCTCTGATGTTCGTCAATAATCGTTTGCGCTTCAAACGAAAAGCGATAGCGGTCGGCGTTCTGTGATATCCATGTTCTTTAAATTTTTTAGCTATCTTATCGACGCAATACCTGGACAAGTTTTCAAGTAACTGGTCTTCCTCATCCGTCCACGGTTTTGATTTAACCGTTTTGTTTACCCATCCCATTGTGACGGCAAACCTTGACAACTTCCATCGAGGCACCCCGATCAGGCTGGCAAGTTCTTTTATTTCGCCATTCCCGGTCAGGTTCAGGTATGCCCTGCGGATCCGATCATAATGCCTTGGATCAATTACGTACTTTTTGGGTTTGGTGCCCTGGCCCCGCATCCCAATTTTCTGGCATCCTATCGAGCAAAACCGATGGGCATTTTCTCCCCGCCATTCCCGGCTGTATCTTCCGCAGACTTCGCAGTTGATTTCAAAATATGGCATGGATCACCCCATATTTTGTTGGTATTTGATATGATTTTAGATAGCCATTCATCATTGGATCGCCTCCATTTCCCATGCATCGGCAGACCGTGCGCCGATCAGGTTGCATTCGAGTTCACAGCCTGCTTCTGGTTGCTCAAAGTATTCGTGCAGCATCAATACCGCCCGTATTAAATGGCGCATAGCGTTTTGTTTGCATGGTTTCAACTTTAGGCTAAGGTCTTCCAGCAATGCCAGTACGAACGACGTGACCACCGTAATATCGCACTCAGTATCCATGGGGATTTTGTCGCTCAATGCCTCTAATTTAGATACAACCCGTAGCATGTCCGCACGTGTCAATTTCTCATCCCAATAATGGAACACAATCTCTAGTTGGATGTTTAAGTTTTTGATGATATCCGATAGCTCCGGCGTCTTTTCTATGTGTTCGAAAAACTGGTCGTTGATAACTTTGACGCAACCCAGTATAGCAAGCGACTCACAAGTTCCTTTACTGGCCATGGTTCATCCTTTCCAGTATTGCATAGGGCATTTTTCATAAACGCACACGCTTCGTATCAGATGACAATAGTTTTTATCACGACCAGGGCACCCGATAGATTTGTCTTTCCATTCTTCCATGTCGATTCTAACGTAGTCCTTCGTTGTTTCGGTCATACTTACCCCCTTGTCTATTCATGTCGGTGTAGCCTCATGGCATACAAAGCCATTAAGACAGAATCACTTCTTCCATGCTGGGTTTTTTTGAGTTGGATGCCTGGGAAATTCCTGCGTGCCGATACGATAGACCGGGTTTTGGTATCCGTTCCGTCGGCATTGTGAAGCATGGCGCGTTGCCATGTTTGGGGTGGGACGAGTTCTGTAACGATTTTGTGTGCAGCCAGTACGCCTCGGATCAAGCCGTAATTGGTGCCGAATTTGAAGACACTCGCAACACCTTGTTTCGGCATGGAATGTTGAGATTCAACTACGGCAAGCACTACATCGTAATCCGATTTCCATTCCGACAGAGTGAATGAAAAATCGAATTCATCGTCCCAGTCCTCGATCTCGTAATTGCCATTTTCGCGCAAGATACTGTATGCGCCGGTTGCGCCTGGATCTATGCCGATCCAGGCTTTCAGTTTAGGGTCTGTATTTTCCATGGTTTTCATCTGTTTCCTTTCTTGACTCCAATTAAATAGATTCTTCAGGAACCCGCTCATCTATGATTTCATTTGCGACCAAGGTTTTTACACACGTTCCTATATTGTATTGCCATAGCCCATCACCGACACAGTAAACATCTATTTGTCCGAATTGAGGACACCAGTCGCCACACGCTACCTCTTCGATCGAATATGGGCATATTGTTTCCTTCATTCTGCCAGCCCGCTCAATCCACAAACGCCCATACTTGTCTATTTTTATTTTCATATCAGCCTCGTTTGAACATGTATTTTGTTTTTGACTGGGTTTTCTGGCCGATGTGGCCTGCCCTCGAGAATAACTAAAACAGAATCCGATCCAAGTTCTGTTTTGCCACCGCAATACGACTTTCCTGGAATCGTAAGATCATCGAAGCACGTCAAATAACCGAATGACTTTGTCGAATCGCACCAGCCTTTGATATGTTGATGCAGCGGCCTGGCCGGTGGGTTCTCCATGCTGATTTCATCGATGTAATCCGGGCAGGTACATCCGCTGTCGATCGATACAATTACAAACTCAAAATTGCTGTAACTGGTCTTCACGGTCATTCCCACTTCGAGCATGTTCTTTTTCCTGCCGGTATCCCGGTATCCTGACAAGTAAACCATTTCCCATGTATTTTACAGAACGCCCAGCCGCGCTCTTTATCGCCGTCCTGCCGGACCCTAAATGTGTAGTGGTCACAGTAGGCGCAAATTTTCTCATCGACTGGGCGTTTCATTTCCATGGTTAAAACCCGGACGTATCTGTTACCTGTGGGGCTACGTAAGCCTGGTGCTCAACCTGCTCAGCGGCAGCCGCTTCCTGATCAACTTTTTGGCTGATGAAAGCGGACAGGTTGAGACAATTCATGATTGTTTCAGGCGAAATGCCCAATTCCTTTTTTGCCTCGGCAAAGTATTTCGGAAATTGTTTCTTCACGATCATCAACTCCTTATACTCTTTCGAATAACTCACAGGCGCTACTGTAGTTCCTGTTCCGGGTTCCACATCAGGTGGCGGTTCCACCTGTTTATTGCCGTTATCCTGCTTCGACAACCATGTCTCGAAAGCTTTGATGAATTCACTCCAATTTGCGACGGCCCTGGCTTTCAAGGCTTCAACACCGGCATTGTTGGCCTGCGCCGTAAGCGTCACAAACTCCATAAGCATAGGTTCGCCTGCCGGATATTGGGATGCAGCCAGCATTTCGAAGGCGTTTTCATCGATGCTTCCACCGCCATGGAAATCAGCTTCGGGCGAATGCGTGACTTGATACTGCTCTTGCCCATTGTTCCCAATGGCAGGTTCAAGATCAATTGCATCGGTGTTTTCTTCAACAGTCCGAATACCCTTCAGGACGTCGGCAAACTGATCTCGCATGACAAAATTCCTTGCTTTGAACTGCATCATACGGGCTGTCCATTTCTTCCAGGGGCTAACCGGCTCCACCCGGTCGAAACCGGCCTCGCAAGCTTCGGCCCATGAATACGATCCCTTGATGGCATCGAAGCCCTTGCGTTTAATCTGACAATAGAATGTCCAGCCTGGCGTTTTGCGCTCGCCTTCCGACCATTCCTTGAATTCTTCGAGCAATCCACAAGCCCGCACCACCGCCAGGGCAGCGTCCCCGTAAATACCGGGTTTGCCGTTGATCACGGCGATATTCTGTACCGATGCCATGGGAGACAGGCCGATTTCTGCGCCCATCTGCATGGCCACGAATACGGCCTCCGGGGTGTTGATCGCTTTGGGCATCAAGCCGGATGCCGCCATGATCTTTGCAAGGCGAATGGCTTCATCGAGGCCCCTCGGGGTGATCCCGAAAGTCCGGTTTTGGTTCATGGGTAAATTTTCTGTAGTCATTTTTTTCCTTTCTATCTCATAGGTATTTCATGCCATTGGTATAGTCGATAGTAAGTTCGTATCTTTGATTTGACTTTGTCGTTTTGACATTGCAAGGACGGCTGCGATCCGTCCCATCGCATCAGCACTGGCCTTGCGTTCGTTGTCATCCAATACATCAAATCGAGTATGCGTTAGAATTTTAACTGACATGGTAGTGCATTTCTTCAATGCCTTTTTGAAAGTAGTCTCTGCGTATTCGGTATGCTCTTTAGGCTGTAATACACGGTAGCCCTCCCCCCGAATGTTGGATATTGCAATCTGATGTGATTCTAAAAGTTCGTTTTTGAATCCGTCGATAGCCTCTAAAAAAGCGAATTGATATTTTTGATATTCATCGAACGATCCATGATTGGGTTTGCTGATTTTAAAATTGGTATGCAACCAATCAAATGAAATAACGTCGCCATACCCAAACTCAACGGCTGCGACACACACAGCGTTTTTCCACGCCGGGAAAACGATTATTTCGCCTACTGTTCCGATTGACGATGTATCATCTTTAATTTCCATGCTGCCCCCTTTGAATGAAGTTTCCTTGCCTTGCCCTGCCTGGCCATGCCCGGCCCCGCCCCGCCACGCGCTACTTCCTTGCCCTGCCCGGCCTCGCCTCGCCGAGCCTCGCCGAGCCCTGCCTGGCCCTGCCTCGCCTCGCCGGGCCCTGCGCTACTTCCTTGCCTTAAACCATTTTCACTTCATACCGACCAAACGACCCATTGCCCTTACCCGGTCTAAAATCACCGATCCCGATATATGATCCAGCATTTTCGGCGCCCATAAGTATCTTTTCGATATCAATGACCTTGGTGTCATAGTGCAGATCGACCAAAATTTTCCACTCATGAAATATCGGTCGGCACCGCATCATACGACTTCGGTTGACAACTACAGATCGGATGTCACGAAATTTAGGATTAGCCCAAAGCTCTTTGATGGTTTTCGGCCCGTTGTAAATCAACGGAAGAAAACTATCTAAAACCATGGTTCCCTTCTGAATAAGTGTACCGAGCTTGTTCATCTTCCCGCCTTCGACAATGGAAGCCCTGATATTCAATCCGGGAATGTACGGGCCAATACTATCGTTATGGTACAATGCCATTTTCCAATCCATGAAAGCCATTTCTTCGTAATCTTCGTCTGTCTTGTTCTTCTTGCTGGTGATTTTCTTCATGAGCTTCGTTTCAGGATCAAGCGGATTTGCCCCTCGTTCAGAGTGCATCAACAGCGGTGATAAGCCAGTTAATTCGAGTTTTACTATTTCCATGGTTATTCCTTTATTGCTGTTTTAAAATACCTTGCCAAGCCTTGCCTATCCCTGCCATGCCATGCCAAGCCATGCACCGCCATGCGCTACTTCCTTGCCATGCCCGGCCTCGCCCCGCCGAGCCTAGCCATGCCATGCACCGCCATGCGCTACTTCCTTGCCTTATGCCTTAACAACTGCTGTTTCTGTTTCAAAGATTCGAATTCCGGGTATCTCCCGGATGCCGCTTTTCACAGCTTGGTTCACGGAAATTTTGTCGATCACCAGGTATTTTGCTGGCACAATTGCCAAATCGGTAATTTCCCACACCCAATCCTTGCGAAGGTGTACCGACGATCCGGTTTCACTGCGAAAGACCTTCTGCACCGGCACGACCGGGGCGACCACGACCGGGGCCATTACTTCCGGCTCAAGCGGTTTTGCCGGTATGCCTGCTTGCTCAGCCTTTGCGGCCTGTTCTTCCCGCTGTGCGTTCAAGACAGCCGCACGTGCGTCAAGTTCCCGCTGTACTTTTGCGGCCTCGATGCGTGCCCGCTCCTGGGCTTCCCGCTGTTCCATCTGCACCTTGATCATGTGGGCCTGAATGCCGGATTTCAATTTCCGGTCGATTTCATCCAGAGAATCCCGAAAGACCTTTACGAAATTATTCACTGTCTTTACGAACTCGCCCGGTGCTTCGATTATTTCCTTGCGTTTCTTTTCTATGGCCGTTGCCATTTTCTTGGCCTGGCCTGCCATGGTAATGGCCTCGTTGTGGGTCTGCTCGTCTTTCACGATGTGTGCGAATGCCTGCGTCTTCATCCGCTCGATTTCGGGCAGGTACATTTTTTTGAGTACCAGACAGGCCTGGTTCGAATCGTTGATGCCGATGACCGACGGTGTGGTTTGAACTGGCGCCGGTATTTCCTCAGCCGTTTGGTTGATTGCTGCCATAAAGTCCATTTCTACCTCCCTGTTTTAAAGTAACGGTACGCGCCCAGGGCATTCAAAAAAGCCGCCCAGGGTTCTCCGTCGATATCGACCTGTGTGGCTATCGCTTCACCGCCATCTTTGCTCAGTCGGATAACAAACCCTTTCCGCACATCGAATCCATTCACTCTGGCCAGGTGTGCGTAGGCCGCTATTTGCGGCAGCCATGTTTTAGACTCAGCCGCAGGGGTCTTGTAATCAATGACGGATAATTCATTATCCCCCGACATCTTTATGATTGCGTCGGGGTGCCCCATGTAGCCGAGCCCGGTATCGATCATTTCTGTTTCGATGGTATGGAATTCCGATACCGCCCGGGTTGACCAGTCCAAAAAGCTTTTGAAAAAGCCTCGGTCTTCCTCATGAAGAAAACAATCCGCCCACAACCCATTCGCATGGGCGGCACATGCCGCATGAACCCGGCTCCCGCGGGAGGCCGCTGCTTCCAGAACTTCCGGGCGGATCCCCGAAAAATCGGCAAATGGCGATAGGATGGTTGTTACGGATGGTAATTCCATTTATGAAATTACCTCGATGAAGGTTTCCATCTGGAATCTTTTCTCCAGGCATGGGTCGTCACGAAGCCATTCTCCGAAAAGAATCCAGCGGCTGTGCAGGTCTTGATATTTGGTGCAAAGGTAAAGAAAAATCGAAAATGCTTTCATCGGTATCCTCCTGAAGGTTGTTGGTTGTAAGTGTCCGCCTGTCCCTCTTTCACCGTGGGAGAAAATGGGATGGGAACCATTTTCTTGCCAGCCTCGCGAGAGGGCTTTGTTTGCTGTGCCGGACGGTGCGGCACCTGGAGGTGGCTGGCCATCACAAGCTGTTATTCGTCTTCGATGATGGGATCGCCTTCGGCTTCGTCTGGCGTGTCGTCCTCCGGTTCGTCCTCCGGTTCGTCGTCCGGATAAGAATCAAGCCAGCGATCATAATAAGCAGCCAGTTTGCGTGTTGATTGTCGATCTATCGATCATGGCTGCCCCCTATGGTGCCCGTTTCCGCACGTCGTGTAATTGCGCTTGTTTGTGTCAATCGTTTCTCCTTTGCGCCAACATTTCACACACAGGTTGGCGAGATATATTCCGTGCCTGACGACATAGCCGGATGCCGGCCGCAAACGGCATGATTTGCAAACGCCATCAGGAACTACACAGTTTTCATCCTTTGCCATGTGTGGCATCCTTCTTGAGTCTTATTCTTGAACAGACCCATTCAATATATTCAGTTTTAGGGTAGGCGATTTTTCGACCGATAAAGAACGCGCCTTTCGGCCCGAGCCTCGATGAGTCAAAATTCGCCATGACTTTATCGGAATTGCCGTCAAGCCTCTTCCGAATTTCGTCTGTTCGAAAAATATATGGCATCCCCGCCATAGCTTTTTCGAGCTCAATTCTGATGTCTTGAGCAGATGTCATTCTTGTTTCAGCGTAGCATCCGGAAGGACTACTGCGCTTTCCGTGAAGATTACACCTTTGGGGAATAGCCGCTTGTCTATCGACTGGAAAGCTGATGAATTATCACCGTTTTTTTTAGACATTCCAGGCATAGCGCCTTTATGGATCACAATGTGTCTGCTGAACCATAGCCGGAACTGTGTTAAATCAACCAACGACCATGAGATCAGCCCCGTTTCGTCATGGTTTGAGAATCCATAAAACAGGAAATCCCCATATCCTGATATCAGTTTGGCCAGTTCAGAATCATTTCCTGACGGTCTATCTTTTCGGATGGTTATGTCGTTAGGATATCGCTCATAATATTCATATCGCCTTATCCTGCATGCGACACGGGCAGGGTTCAGTCTGAAAACCATCAAGTCCGTGTTGTGTACTTTGTCTTCAAATTCTGGCGCTGCGCAAACAAACACTTCCGCCAGGGCTCGCTTGATGTCTGGAATGAATTTATCAGACCACCGCTTGTCTTTTTTCCATTCAGCCAACGGATTACCCCACTACGTCAAATTTGTTTTTCTCGTTGCCCCAGGCCGTCCACCCATCACGGGTTTCCCTCGTGAACATGTCCAGTCTTCGCCCGGATGTTACCCGAGTTATAGTCTGGTAAAACTCATCGGGCTTTCTTGAATGCTCTCTTCTTTTTCCATCGAAACACACCTTGAAATCCTTTGTGTCGATGAATGCCGGGCTCCCTTTGCGAGCATACAGGCAGAATTCGCAATTCAGTTGAGGGAAACCAGCAACCTGAAACCCGCCGTTTTTATGCCATGTCATGCAAGAGGAATATTGCATCCCCCATGTGTCGATCAGCCGGAAAGCCATCGGAAGGAATCTGTGAGTCGTCCACAGGAAAACATGGCAATCGTCAAAGCATGGGATAACCAAATCACCCAGTTCGGATTCGGTCATGGTCGGGTAGTCGAATTCAGATTGATTCGGACGTTCATCCCGCTCGATCTTCTGCATGGGCCATGGCGGGTCGATCACGATCACGTCAAAGACGCCTGTTACCGTCTTTGCTTCTATGGCTTGCACCGATTCAAGTTTCTCGATGATTACCTGCCGTTTTTGCTCACGTTTTTCGGATTGGATTTGTCGGGCTTTTGCAAGGATTTCTTTTTCGCCATAAGCGATAATTTCGGGAGCTTCTTCTGGGATTGTTTCAACTATCTGAGCGGCTGCTATCACTGTTTGTCTCGTTTCTTTGGCTGGAACAAACTCAGGCGCTATCTTTGCGACTGATTCAACGGCATCAGCGTATTGTCCATCTCGTTTGATTGTCGCGGGTGATACGCCGTGTTGTTGGGATAGGGTTTCGGCTGTGGATTGTTGTGGCTCATTTTGATACTCATCAATTTTCCCGGATTTACCACCGATTCCATTCGGATTTGTGACCGCCTTCTTCAACCGATTATACCGCCTGCCCCGCAACAAGCTCATTTGCTCAGGCGTAAGATTCCTCCGCCCCAGCTGGTTCCGATCAATCCAATCAAGAGCCGATTCTCTATCCGGCAAACTTTTAAGCTGCACGTTGAATCGAATATTATTTTCAGTGCAAATCCTGAATCTGTTGTGACCATCAAGCAACAGTCCTGTTTCTTCCCACACGACAAGAGGATCACGACAACCATCTCTCAGAATCGAATCTTTCAGGGCTTCGAGTTCTTCAGGTTTCAGTGGGGGTATCCACCTTATAAAGTCTTTATCGATTTTTATTTCATCCATACCTGTAACCTAAAATACTGAATTATTGGGTACACCTTGAGCATACCCAGGTGTACTTGTATGGCCAAAAAAAATTATGATAGGTTTTCCAGCAAACGGGAAAGGAGGTCAGTATGGCGGTCGATTTTGTCGCGATAAGGGAATATTTTGATGTAGCAGCCGATGGCCTGAGAGATGAAGGTGGACACATCGACGCAGTTATCAAAACAGATGTCTTTGAGGATGTCTTTCTGGGATTGGGTCAGCTTGACGGTGACTCCAGATGTTCTGGATTCGTTCTTGGTGGAATCGTCAAATCTCTGGATATTCTTGTTGACGACTTTGTGGACTGGGGCATTGAAATTTATGTACTGCTGCACGATTGCCTCCTGGTTGGTTTATGGGTTGGTACGCTTGCTTTTTTCATTGCTTCACATCTGAAACGCTATCGATTATTTGACATAGAGCATCTTGACTTGCTTCCATCCAATCGACTGGGGATGAATTTGTTACTTCGGCGAGACGTTTTGCCGTTGACCAAGAAGGCCGCTTCCTTCCTGCCAAAATATTTGACAAGAATTGCTTTGATATATTCGCTTGCTTTGCGATTCCTGAATATCTGATGTTTTTCATGGGTAGCTTTGTATCCTTAAAAGATACTCAATGTCAAATAAAAAATCCTCACAGAATACAGAAAATATCCTATAAGGATACGCCATGGATAGTAACGAAAGGTTTCGTCTTTTTTTGGTTAATTGGAAAAATAACAATTGGAACGATAACCAATCAAATTTGGCAAAACATCTCGGTTTGAAACGTGCAAATTTATCGAATATTTTGTCTGGAAAAATTGGTACATCTGAGGAATCGAGAAAAAAAATATGTGGGAAAATTGGGATAAATTATTGGGAAATCATCAAGCCAGAAGAACAGAACAACAAGACACTTCAAAATGGAAACGTAATCAAGTTCCCTGAACCCAAAAGGATTGATCCCAAACTTGAATCCATGCGTAAAAACTTGGATTCTATTTTTGAATCAGGTGACGAAGGCATTATCGCAGCGATAGAAGCCAACCTGAAATCATTTCAGGAAATCGCCGAGCTGAAAAAGACTGTCAGTAATCAAGCAGGTAAAATGAAATTATTGGAGGATCGTCTAAAAGCTTTGGAGGGAAGCGGTTAGCCCAGAAAGGCCGCCGCATGGTTGGAGGCTTTTGCGGAATTGTCCCACGCTTAACCAGAATGCGGATGCTGCGCAGGGGTGATTACCAAGTTGTAAAGAATGTTTTTGTTGTTTTGTTTCGGGACGACTGGATTGAGTCTTGCTGGGATGAATATGCAGATGTTGAAATAAAAATTGGGTTAAAATAAGAAGGTACTGTTCCATGTGCAGATTAATCATCGTTATATTCTATCTGGTTGTGATCTGTTCTTGCTCTTGTTCTACGAAACAAGCGAACATTGATCAATCGTATCTATCAAAACAAGGGTGTTGTTCACATCATGGTGATGTTTGCGGGTGCGAAGGTGGCAGGGTTAAATGCTGCGATGGAACTTTCAGCCCGACGTGTAAATGCAAATAAATTCTTAAAATGAACATGGAGGGTTACATGATAAAAATTAATATCTGTATGTTTTCATTATGCTTTATTTTAACTTTGCTACCTTCTATCTGCCCAGGACAAGATATGGATGCAAAATCACTTTATAAATATGTTTCTGATGGATACAAAGAAAACGAACTTGCATTTGAACATGCAAACAAAGGAAAAATATTCACAGTCTCAGGTATTATAAATTCAATTGGCAAAACTTCGATAACAAACCATCCATCAGTTACATTAGATGCAGGCGCTTTAAGTTTTATTCAATGCGAATTTCCTGATTCATATCTTGAAAAACTTTTAAAATTTAAAAAAGGTGATCAATTCATTTGCTCATGTGTTTTTAAAAATAAAATGATTACCAGTGTTTTTCTTGAAAGATGCACGATTCAATAAAAACACAGATGAAAGGGATACGCTGGGGATGAGTCCTTTAATGCAAAACAACACGGCGAGAAAGTGACCGTATAAATGCGGAAGATAATCCCCACCATTGCCATGAAAAGATGTAAAGACGATGTAAAAAAGTACCCTAAACAAAAAAAAGACTTACAGCAAAATGCTGTAAGTCTTTGTTTTCTATGGCGCGCCTGGAGGGATTCGAACCCCCGACCTACGGATTAGAAGTCCTTGAAAAGCAACTTTCATGTATCATCATCCTTGTCCATGTATCGCATAAAAGATATTTGTTTTTAGATAGTTAGCCCATGTTAAACATTCATTTAAAATCATCTTAATCCATGCTGCATCAGCCATAAACGATGTAAAGGTGATGTAAAAAAAAGAGGCCAATGAGACATCATGAAGTGGATTACGGCAGCACGTGGGGTCAGATATTATGAGCATGGAACCAGGAAGCACGGCATCAAGCCGGACCGGTATTTCACAATCTATTTTCGCCGTAATGGGAAGCAGGTCTTTGAAAAAATAGGATGGGCGTCAGAAGGGTGGACGCTTGAAAAAGTCATTGGTGAATTGAACCAATTGAAAGCAAATTACAGGACAGGATCGGGGCCTGTAACGCTTTTGGAAAAGCGAGAGATTGAACAATCTCGAAAGGAAAACGAGCGGATCAATGCCGTTCAGCTTGATCATGAGAGCAACACGTTCGCAGGCGTGTTTGAAACCTACCTGGAACAACAGAAAGCCGATGGGAAAAAGTCATGGGCGAGAGAACAATCATTGTTCAAGTTCTGGATTCAACCGGTGTTGGGAAAGATGCGACTGATTGACATAGCGCCGATTCACATCGAGCGGATCAAGGCAAACATGAGCAAAGAATCACTTTCGGCACGGTCTATCCATTACTGCCTCGCGGTTTGCAGGCAGGTTTTTAATTTTGCCCGGAAGCGTGATTATTTTATCGGCGATAATCCAGTCAATAAAGTAAAAAAACCGGTTGCCGACAATCGCCGGATGCGCTTCTTGACTCATGATGAAGCGCAAAGGCTCCTTGATGAAATCAAAGTCCATTCTGTCTTGACGTACCGGATCACGATTTTAAGCCTCTATTGTGGACTTCGTTTCGGTGAAATAGCCGGGTTGACATGGCAGGACTTGAATTTTAATGACGATACTCTTTTGATCCGGAACCCCAAAAACGGGCGAACGAGGTTTGCTTTTATGACGGAAGACATAAAGGCAATATTCCTGGGAATGGAACCAGGCAATGCCGTAGATTATGTTTTCCATAATACCGGAAAAAATGAACGAATGAGCCAGATATCCGACAGCTTCATGAGGGCCGTCAATAAAATCGGTTTGAATGATTCTGTTGATGATCCAAGGTTAAAGGTCGTTTTCCACACATGCCGCCATACATTCGCTTCCTGGTTGGTTACGGCCGGCACTGATCTTTTCACCGTGCGAGAGCTGATGGGCCATAAGTCTATTGCAATGACAGAGAGATACAGCCACCTGTCACCGGATACCATGCGGAAAGCAGTCAATTCGATGATCACGAACATGCACGCTTCGGATGGTTAGATTTTTGTACCCGACCATTTCCCCGGCGCCGGGAAAATGGTCAGCTCCAACTAATACACATCGAACACAATCGACTCATTTCGCCTCCTTGATTTTGAACGCTGCGATGCAATCGATAGTCCAGGAGAATATCCCCTTGACCTTGTCCCAGACTGTTTCATCTCCGACTATCCCTGCGACCACATCAAGCACCGCCTGTTTCTTCTCCTTCCCTGTCCCTGGCCCCATTTGCTCCTGCAATTGCTGCATCAATTCTCTTATCAATTTCACTAATCCGGGTAGTGCAGTAATCACTGCAAGGATGTTCGCTGCTGTCATATTGTTCTCCTATCATTTTTCGCCAAAGTTTTAATAGATCAACTGTGATTGCAAATCG